CTTCTTTTTCATTGTTTCGTTTTTTGTTTTGTTTCTTTTGTCCCTTTATTATCACAAAAAGGCCCCCGCGCCCTCCCGAAATGGGAAGGCCGGGGGCCTATTCGTCGTGCTGGGGCTAATGCCGTCCGAGGTAGGGGACGGCTTTGGCGATTTTGTGCTTCACAGGATGGGCGAGCAGCGGACGCCTGGTGTTGGCATTCGACATATCGACGGGGTGTGCACAGCCGGTGACCCGGCACGCGGACGAGAACTGATGCGCGACGATCTTCTTCCACGGGAACGGCACCACGTAGGGGTGCTCAGCGCCGTCGTTGCGGCCGTAGCTGGCGAGCCACAGCCCCGCGCCAATCGGGTACGCGGGGCGCAGCATCTCAACATAGGCGCTGTAGCTGTAGAAGATCGGTAGCACGCCCGTCGTTTTACGAACCGCGACGTTCCACTCCCGCGCCCACTTGTCAAGCTCGCCGGGAGTCAGGCTGGACGACGCCTCGAAGTCGAGCACAGGGCGCAGGTCGTTCGCGCCGATCTTGCCAACCACGTCGCAGAACAGGCGTGCCTGCTGCGCTGGTGAGCTTTCGTCAGGGCGGGCGAAGTGGTACGCGCCAACGTGCAGTTTTGCGCGGTTGGCGGCTGCGCGCCGCTCCCGGAAGGTCTGGTCGACAAACCCCGTGCCTTCAGAGGCTTTGAGGTAAACGTCCTCGATGCCCTGCCGGCGGATCTGTTCCCAGTCGGGTTCAGTGTTGTTGTTGGAAACGTCGAGGATCAGCACCGCTAGCTCTTGGCTGCGATGCGGACCAACTGGACGAGTCCGTCGCTCGCGCCGACCGCGAGCAGGACACGGATCAGAACGAACACCGCGAGGTTCTTCTCTTCCTTGACCGCGGTGGGCGAACTGACCGCCGCGAGGAACGCGCGGGCGACCTTCTTGAAAACGGAGACAGGCGCGCCGACAGGTGCCGGGGCGACCGGGGGAGATACAGAGATAGCGCCCTCCTAGCGGGTGGCGAGGTAGATGCTCACGATGGTCAGGACGACGGTGATGCAGCCGAGCAGCACGGTCGCCTTGTTGGCGCGGATGCCCCACGCCCGGACAGGCTCCGCCATCTTGGCCTCGTGCTCCGTCCGCTGGGCAGCCTCCGCAAACCTGCGCCGCTCGTTCTCGGCGGCGAGTGTCTGTGCGGCAACCTTCACCCGCTCCTCGCGGAGACGGGCCTCCTCCTGCATGGTGCGGATCTCGGAGGCGATCTTCTCGAACCCGGCGCTGACGGACTTGGCGAGGTTGTCGTGCGACTTGGAGAAGCGTTCGACGCTTCCGTTGATCTTGTTCAAGCGGGCGGTGTGCTCCTCCAGGAGCGCATCGACACGGCCTTCTTTCTTGCCGCGTTCATAGTCGGTTGAGGTGTCTGCCATCTCGCCTTAATGGGTGACGTTCCAGCCGTCATCGACGTGGACCGGATCGGGGTTGCCGTTGAAGAAGCCTGGTACGTCGCCGGAGCGCAGGCCGAACTTTCCTGCGACCGGGAGAAGCACTTGGCCGAGCGGGAGCCAGCCGCGCCCGGGGATGTACGCCTCTCCGTCGAGCGCGTGCCCTGTGGTGTGGTTTGAGTCGCTCACGCCGCCGACAGCGGCGTTGTGCTCAGGGCTGCGGAACCCGGACGTGACCCGGATCTGCGTAGCCCCCGCTGCCTTGGCGGCTGCGGAGACGTGCGCGAGCAAGCCCGGGTTGACGCCGGCTGTGTCGCCGATGAACGGGATGCTGGAGCCGGTCGGGTTGGGCACCATTTTGCCGCCGCCTCCGACGAGCGCAGCGGCCTTCGTCCTGCTAGCCGTGGAGGGCTGGGACTGGGCGAGTTGCTGCCGAGCTTGGGCGAGCACCATCAGGTTCGGGACGTTGATCTGGCCCGAGTTGAAGTCCACGCGGTTGGCCCCGCCGAAGATCAGGTTGGCGAGCTGCCGACGCGACATTGAGCCGCCTGCGTTCACAGACGCTCCCGTGGCGTTAGGAGGGCTTACAGAGCCTTGTGGGGCCTGTGTGGCACCTGTCCGACCGCCGCTGTACGCGCCGTAGTGAGCCTCTGCGTCGGCAATCTCAGCCGCCGGGTTAGCGGGTCGTTCGAACCGGGTCGTAATCGCCTGGATAGCCGCGTTCCCTTTCAGACCGTGCGCCACCGAGTTGATCCGGCCGAGGGCGTCGTTGATGCCCGCGTTCGACCAGGCCCAGGCGTTGAGTTGCTGCGGCGTAAGGTTGGACATGCGCCCGGTGAGGACGCCACCCGCGTTGTTCTCCTGGAACGGGCCGAAGGCGTGCCCACCGTCGCCGATGCCGCCGCTCAGACCCTCGTGGGAGGCGATTGCAAGCACAGCGGCCGGGTCTAGCCCGAGCCGCTGCGCCTGCTGCACGATGTACTGCACGCGGGGGTTCGCTGCCACTTAGCCTCCCGCGAATGTGTAGGTCTTCTTCTTTTTCTTGCCAGCCTCTTTCGCCAGCATGATCGCCGCGGCTTCGCGGCTCGCGTCCCGGATGGACAGGCCGAACAGTGACTGAAGCTGTTGCCGCGTGTCGTGCGTGTAAAGGGTGGGCTTGCCCTTACTCGTCGTGGACGGCTGCGGGGCAATGAGGGACTGGATGATCTTGGCGAACGGAACCGCGCCGAACGTGTTGGTCGCAGCGCCGCCGATCACACCGCCCTTGTAGTGGACGGGAGCGCCGGAGCCGAGCGCCTGCCCCGTCAGCGACGAGATCGCTCCGGCGATGATCGGGTTGATCTGGAAGCCGAGCGCTTCGCTTTTGCTTCCAACCTGCTGCCCGCCAAGGGCAGCCAGCGCGTTGGCGTCCTCCGCCGCTGCGGACAGCGGGTTGAGGCTGTTCGTCAGCAGCAGCTTCTCGCGGCCTGCCGGGACACCGCCGAGGATCGCCCCGAGGATGCCGCCGTGCTTGCCGAGCGGGACAGCGCCCTGCATGAAGTCCGGCAGGTTGCCGAGCTTCTTCTGCGTGTAGAGATTGCCCTCCGCGCCCATGTGCGTCAGTACGTCCGTCGAACCGGGACGACCTAGCGCCTGCTCGCGGGCGAACCGCAGGGCGTGACGATCCCACGAGTAGAACGGAACGATGTTGCGAACGGCGTTTTCGAGCGGGGTCGAGTGGTGGTACTGCCCGGCCCAGTCCGCTGCGCGCTTCGACACGAATCCGCGGACAGCGGGATCTTCCGAGGCGCGGTCGAACGCCATTTGGAACGCCGTGGAGCGGGACTTGCCCGCGTCACGGAACTGCGTGAACAGCTTGCGGAACTGCGGCGTCTCCATCATGGCGGCGTTGACGCCGGCCATGTGCGTTGCGCGGTACGCAACCTTCTCGGTCACGCCGTACGTGCCCTGCGCGGCGCGATGGATGGCGGGCTCAACAGCCCTGCCGAGCTTCGACTTGGCGGAGCGTCCGCCGACGCGGGCCAGTTCGGTTCCCGGCCCAGCGTTCGGGCCTGCGTACCACTTGTGGTACGCCGTGCCCATCAGCCGCGTCTGCTCGGCCCCCATCGTGTCGCCGACTTTGCGGGCGCTGCGCTCGGCAGCCTTGACGCCGTGGACAGCGGCAACGGCGTGGTAGATCCCGCGTACCAGGCGGTCGGGCCGCGTGCTCGCCATCAGCATGAGCGAGTTGCCGACAGTGTTGTTGACGAAGTACCGCGGGGCTTGCGCGAGGACGAGGTACTTCCAGAGCTTCGTCGGCTGCTTGTAGATCACGTCGAGCGCACGGAGGCCGTTCGCCGCTTCCTTGGACGCCATCTCCGGCAGCTTCTGGTGAACGATGGTGACCTGGCCGTGCTCGTCCTTCATCGCCTTGGCGGGATCCTTGGTCAGGACGAACGGAGTCTTCGTCTTGATGTGCTCGGCCCACGCCGCGAGGTTCGCTTCCTTCGGCGGGTCGAGTGGATGGACGCGCTTGATGTACGACCAATCCTGGCCGCCGAGGTGCTTCGCTTTCGTCGCATCTGCCTTGATGCTGTGCGCGAACACGCCGTCAACGAGGCCGTTGTTGATGAGGCCGCTGATCGCTGCGTTCGTCTCGGCGGGATCGCCGCCGCCTTTCAGCAGACGGTGGACAGCGCCAAGCTCACGATTCTGCGCGAACGCTGTGCCCGCCGCATGGGCAGAGCCGCGCTGCGCGAGCATCCGGTTGCCGCGCCCAAGCGCGGTCATATCGTGAAGTCCTTCGGGGCCGAACAGTTGTCGCCCGATAGGCAGTTTGCCGACCTTCTCAAACGCCTTCTCGGTTGGCTTCTGAATCAGGTACCGCCGCGCAATGTTGGGCGAGTAGTGCCGCGCGATCTCGCCCGAGCGCACACCGTCACCAAGCGAGGTCGGAAGGTCTTTGACGGTGAAGCGCGTCCCAACGCGAGCGAAGTCCGCCGCGCCTTCACCGAGCAGGCCCGCGGACTCGCCCGCCTTAGCGGCGAGGCCGATGCCTCCCGCGCCAGCGGTGGCGAGCGTCAGCGCGTCGAGTAGGGGGCCGAGCGGGTGGGAGTGGAAGTTGTTCCAGAAGGTGCCGAACTGGCCGTGGATGAGCGGCGAGTACATCGCCTCTTCGGACTTGACCATTCCCTTTGCGGCGCGGACAGGGTGCTCGAAAGTCGTGACCAGGCCAGGGCCGATGCCCTTTGCGGTGCTGACGACATCGGAGAGCAGGTTGTGGAAGAGGCTGTGTCCCCCGCCGCCTGACTTGCTGCCGCCGTTCTCGAAGAAGCCGCCCGACTTGCTCTTGGTTTCAAAATAACCGGCCACGCGCCTCCTTCCGTGTTACGCTTCCGCTCTTGAAGTGGCTAGCGGCATCTGTCGTCGTGCTGGCTTTGTCCGTGGTAATTGCCGCGGTGTTGGTGAGCAGGGCCTCTCACAAGCCCTGCCACCGTCCACCTGGCTACTACTTCGAGTCGCGCTGCTAGATCGCCCAGTTCGGAGGAGCCACAAGTGGCCTACCGTGCTGGTCAACGAACATCCCGAACAGCGCGTCGCCGATCTTCTTGAAGTTCGGGTCAGCCGGCTTCAGCCCCTGCGCGCGTAGCTGCGCCCCGATCTGGTGAGCGAGAGCGAGATGCGAGGCCGTGGGTACCGTCTGGTCGGTGAGTCCCAGCGCCTTCATCACGTTGTCGGCGGTTTTGTTTACATCCACCTTCGTCCCAGCGGCGGCGGCCCTTGCGTCCGCCGCGCCCTTGGCGCGGGCGTAGGAGGTTGTGTAGGCCGCACCCGGACTGTTCTCGTTCATCAGGTGCTGGATCTGTGCTGCCGTGTACTGCGACTTCTGACCCGCCGCGCTCATCTGCGCCATGATCCCGAGCAGGTTGCCCTTGTCGGCGAACCGCTGCTGTGCGAGTGAGTTGTTCGTACCAATCGCGTTGCCGCGTGCGTTAGCTGCGTCCGCGGTCGCCTGACCGCGAGCGGCGGCAAGCTGCGCCTGGAGATCCATCAGGGCTTGCGAGTTAGCTGCCTTGTCTTTCAGCATCTGCCCGCGAGCTTCGGCGGCGAGCAGCGGGTTCATGTTGTCGGCGTAGTCCGTGTTCGCCTTGCCGAGCGCGCCCATCATCCCCGCGTCATTCGCGCCCGCTGCTGCGAGAGCGCCTGCGCCGCCGTTGGCAGCGCCGCCAATCGAGCCGGCGAGAGCCGAAGCGATCTGCGAGACGTTGCTGGCCGCATCGCTGGCGACGCCTGCGTCACCCGCCTTGGCCTGCCCGAGACGCCCGAGGACGGACAGCGCGTAGTTCGGGTCTTTCGGGTTGAGCCCGTACCACGAACTGATGTCGTACTGGTTCTGCGCTTCCTGCTTCGGATCGAGCGCGATCTCCTGAAGCAGCGACTGCACGGCCGCGTTATCCGGCGCAGCAGCCGCAGCGGCGTAGTAGTTCGGGTCGATCATCTGGCCGACGTTGCCACCCTGACCCATGAGCGCGGCAATCAGCGCAGAAGTCGGGTCGGTCGGCTGCGCCCCCGCGAGATTCCGCGGCGGCGTCTTACCGGGGGGCGCTGGGGGTGTGTTCCCTGGGGGTGTGTTCACGGCCACCCGAGCCTGCGGTGAGAGTTCGCTCGGTTTGACGGCGCGTCCGTGGTTGGCGTTCCATGTCGGAGCCGCACCGGGACGGTGCGTGCGGTATGCAGCGGCGGCGGTCTGCGTCTCAGGTCCGTACACCCCGTCAACGGCGATCTTGAATCCGTGGTTGACAAGGAACTGCTGCATTGCGCGAATGTGCTCCGGCGTCATCACAACGCCGTTCGCAGTGACGTGTGCGTGCGGTACGCCGCCGCCGTTGCTGGGGGTAGGAACGGCTGAGCCGTAGCCGCCGGGACGCGCACCGATCACGTAATTACCGTTAGGCCCCACGTGCGGCACTACCTCAGACGGGTCGAGCTGACCCGGAAGGAGCTTCGGGGGGTCGTAGCCGTTAGCCATGTCTACCCCCGTTTGTTTTTGTTGTTGTTGTAGGCGTTACCGTTGCTGTGACGCCCGTACTTGGCGTTCATCGCCGCGGACACGGCCGCCAGTTGGCGGTAACCACCTGGATTCTGCTGCCGCATGGTCTGCGCGGCGCTGCCGCCGTGACCGCCGTGGTCGCCGCTCCCTGACCAGATGAACTTTGACCAGTCACGGCCGCCGGTCGCATTGGCGGGGTTGTCGGGCGACGAACTCGCCGCGCCCTGAGCCAACTGCCACAGCGCCATGTCGAGCGCGTTCTTCGCGTCCATCTGCTGCGAGTCGATGTCGGACAGGTTGTTGAGCAGGGTGTTAGCGAGCGCCGTCGTCTGCCCATGATGCTCGTACCCGAGTTCGGAGGCAGCCTGGTTGGCGAGTCCGCCGACGAGATTCCTGTCCTCTGCGCCATACGTGGCGTTCGCGTCTTCGAGCGCCTGCGTGTGCAGCAGCTCCTGGAGATTCCCGAACAGGCTTTTCGTGTCGACGTGGATGTTGCCCACCATGCCCGTGTTCGGGTTGATCGTGCCCGCGTAGCCGTTCTGCTGAAGCAGCCCAGTGCGCTGCTGGTTAAACCGGGCGAGCGCCTGCTGGTAGACCTTCTCCGCCATCGCATAGGACTCAGCGCCCTGGATGGAGCCGTCAGGCGGCGCGTAGTACGTGCCGTTCCCCGCCTGCGGCATCTGCGGCTGGGTGACGGAGACGCTGCTGCCCATTCCGGGCTGGGTCGCCGTGTTTGACACCATCGGCTACGCCTTCGTCACTCGCAGGAAGGCGGGAACGAGATTGCCGGAGCCGCCCGCGCCCGCGTTGGGCGTAAACGACGCAGTAGACACGAACGCCGCCACCTTGTACGTGTGCGCCCCGGCGGAAGGCGTGTCCTTCATCTTGAAGAACACAGGCGGGTTGTTCGCCGTGGTGTCCGCTGACACTTTCACCTGCCCGAGCACGGCTGCATCTCGATACAGCACAAACGTCACGATGGTGGAGGCATTCGTGTTCGTCCACGTCGGCATGAAGAATTCAACCACCGAAGGCGTCCCGTCATACGTCACCGAGTTGCCTGTAACCACCGCGACCGACGTAGCTTCCGTTCCCGCCGAGATGGCGGCGGGATTCGTCGTGATCTGCGCGTAGTCAAGCTCGGTGCCCGGCGTTAGACCGGAAGCCGGCACCGCCCACGCGGGCAGCCCCCCTACAAGTGTAAGGACGTTCCCGTTTGGGTTCGCGCCGACAGGGAGGCGTGCCGGTGTGCTCGCGTTCGTCCAGTAGATCAGATCGCCCGCCGCGGTCCCTATCGCTTTGGGGATGCGCGCCACGAGCAGCGCGTCGATGTCAGACATCGCCCCGTTGAATCCGAGGCCGGACGGCGCATCGACGGAGGTGTTGTATGTCCTAATGCCGAGCGAGGTGGGCGCGCCCGTAGCGTCAGTCGGAATGGCTCACCGCCCTCTCTAGGCTGCTTTGAACTGGATACCGTCGAGCCGAACGAGCACATTGCTCGAAGGCGAGACGGGTGTGACGTTGCCGCTGCTGTCGATGGTCACAATCCCGGCTGCGCCGTTCGACGAGATGGAGAACGCGACCGTGGACGCGGGCTTGTAGCCCGGCGGCAAAACGAACGCGGGCGACCCGACCGTGCCGGCCGTGATAGCCCCTTGCAGGTTCACGTAGCCGGCCTCCGTTTTCAGGAAGCCCGCCGAAGTGTTGACTCCGCCCGCGTTGCCCCAGCCGTTCAGGAAGCCCGGCTGCCCAGACGCGCCAACGAGTGTGAACGTCGTGTTCTGCGGGTAGCTGGTTGTGCCCTGGACGGTGAGCGACCCCATGACAACGAGGTCGTCCACAGTCAGCGACGGGATGTGGGTCGGCAGCAGCCGCTCGATGGACTCGCGGATCGTCTTCGCGAGTTCCGCCTGCGTCATATTTGCGATGGTGTCGGGCGGGAACGGCACTACAGCCGCCCCGGCCGCATCAGCTTGTACGCAATCTGGAACGGCCCAACCTGCATCCGCGTGACTGCGCCGGACGCCTGGTACAGGCGGAATGCGAAGTATTGGTTCTTTTTCTGGAAGCGCACGCGCTTCGGCACGAACACCGACTGCACGATGGTCGACCACGCAGCGAACTGCGCCTTCAGGCCATCCCAGGTGTTGATCATCGCCCTGAGCGAATCCCAGGTCAGGACAGACACAGGGAAGTTGCTGGTGAGCGTCGAGCCGATGTCGTTCAGGCCGAGCACGGTGTCGACGGTCATCGCGTCGCCTTGGACGAGATACCAGATCGCCAACTGCTTGAACCGCTTGAGGCGTAGGCCGTCTGTCGCGTCGTACTTCTTCGACTCGATGTAGAAGTCCGGCCCTGGCGCGGCTGAGCCGTCGCACGTCACGGTGTCGACGCCCTCCTGCGTGAAGAGTGCGTCCCCGTCGCAGATGACGGCCTTGGTGCCGTCGTTGACGATGTACCACATCGTCCGGCCCGCCGTTCCCGGCAGGATCGCGCTCCCGCGGATGTCCACGTTGGTGTGCGTGACAACCGCGCGAGTGGTGAGGTTGATGACGATGGTGTACTTCGTCGGCGTGGACGACGTGTTCCCTTTGGTGACGCTGAACGGCGGCTGCACGTTCTCGATGAACAGGGAGTAGTGGTCGCGGTCGATCATCGACCACATCCGGTACGTGGTTGGGTCAATCGACCGAACGGTGTCCCAGTAGTAGCTGCCGAGCGTCGGCTCCGTTAGGTTGGTCGTCTGGATGCCGTCGTACAGATGGATGCCTTCGCGTCCTGCCCAGATGACGCCACCCGCGTATGCCTGGATCGAACCGCCGATGATTGCGCCGTCGTCCTCAAGTTTGCGAACCGCGAATGACGTGGGCGACGAGCCCGAGATGAGAAACGTCTCTGACTCCTTGAACACACACAGCCCGTTGAACGCGGCTTGCGCGCCGCGGATCGGCTCGTTCACGTTTGACGTGGAGAGAATGTCGATCCAGTCCCCGTCGAAGTCGCTTGTGTCCACGAGCTCAGGGTCGTTGGTGTCGCTGAACCACCCGCGCGAGGTCTTGGCGAACTGCGAGCCGTTGTTGAAATACCACTGACGGTCGGCGTAGCTCGCCGTGATCCACCCAACCTTCTGGGTGTTTGCCGTCGTGACGAGGCTCATGTCGGCATCGGCGCGCACCGCGATGTAGGACTCGTCCGCCATCGCCACCGCAGCGTTCGCCATCAACGTGATGCTGATTTCGGTGTTGACGGCCTTTACCGTCCCCACCCAGGTTCCGTCGCTAGCCCGGTAAATGTCCCAGGGCACCTTGAAGGTGATGGACACCGACGCGCTCGCGGTCGAGTTGACGGTCAGCGTCACCTGGGTCGAACTGTCCACCGTCTTGATGCGCGCGGACGCGCCGATCCCGGTGCCCGTGACAGGCATACCGGGAACGAGTCCGGTGGTCGAGCTGAGTCCGGTGATGACTGCGCTCGCGCTTACCGTCGTGCCGGTAAGCACGGTGCCGGTGTCGAGCTTCTGCGAGCGGAACTTGGTTGCGCCGCCCGTAATCGTCGTGCTGGTCACGTCGCAAGTGATGCGGCCGGTAGCCACCTTGGGGGCGAACCCTCGAAGGGACTGGAACGTGCCGGTCTTGGCGGTCGCCGTGTGTAGCGCGCTCGCCACGAGCGTCAGGCTGGTGTTGCTGTCCACGGACTGCACCACGCCGAGGTACGCCTGCGAGTACGGGTCGTCGGTGTCGGCGAAGAGGAACATCCCCGGACTGACCGACGCAGTGAACCCGGTTCCCGTGACCGTCTTGGAGCCGCGCGTCGCGCTGATCGTCAGCGTCGCGTTCGCCTTCGTACCGCCGAACCACAGCGCGAGCGCCTGGTTGGGGGCACTGGCGTCATACGCGGACGACATGCCGATCCACGAGCCACCATGCAGCGCCGGCTTGACATCCACCAGGCTGTACGGGTGGCCGCCATGCGGGTCAGTGGGTAGCGGGAACGGCCACGCGAGGTCGACCGTCGCGGACAGCGTGGCGTCGTAAACCGTGAGGAACCCGTTGCTCGTGTCGCCGGTCAAGACGGCGTAGCGCGTCTGTCCCTGTGGGTCGAGCGTGATGATGAACCCGGAGCCTTTGCGTGTCAGCGCAGCGATGCCCCCGACAGGGGTGACAGGGCCACGCCTGCGTGTCAGCCCCGGCTTGTCCACCAACACGTCCTGGAGGTAGCGGGCCTCTGTGTCGTCGAGGTCCTGCGGCGGCAGCATCAGGTTCATGCCGCCAGGCAGGCCGTCGAACGTCTGAGTCGTCAGCCCAACAGCGGGGATCAGCGAAATGCCGGGGATGCCGGATGAAGACACGCGGCACCCCCTTGGTCTGGTCTAGCTAGGCGTAGTAGTCCATGTCGTAGTCGTACTGATCGGTGATCTGGATGTGCTGCGGACGGTCGTACTGCCGCATCCACACGGACTGGCGCATGTCGTTGATGCCCTTCTCGTAAAGCTGCTGGAAGCGCACCGACAAATCGGTGTCGTCCTCCATGTCGTACAGCTTCACCAAGGTGGCGAACTCGATCACTTCGTGATGCTCGCGCGGAACCAGAATCGCGGACTCGATGTCCGTCTGAAGCAGCAGCGGATGCTTGCGGATGTAGCGCATCCGCAGCACCGTCCCCGCGACGGGGACTTGCGCGATGTTCAACTGCCCCGCGATGAAGTAGTAGTAGATCGGCGTGCCGGACTGCGTGAGCTGCACCGAAATGGCGGCGTCCGCCTCCTGCAAGAGCAGCGGCTGGAGCTTCGTCCCGCTGTTCGTCGTGTCAATGATGTCGAGCACGGACTGAAGGTCGGTCGGCAGGTTGGTCGGCACCGACGCGGTGCCGTCGAACGTGAGGTCAACCGTCGCCTCAAGGAACGGCCACGCCTCACGGCCGCACAAGTCCCACACCGCCGCGTTGATCTTCTCCATCTTCCGCGTCGTGCTGGTGTCCGTGAACCCGTAGTCGCTCAGCGCGTCCAGGATGTCTTGGACAGTCATCTACCTACAACCACGAGTGACCGCCGCCGCCGAAGACCTGATCGCTAACCGGGTCGTAGCGGAACCCGTTGGCGAGTGTCACGAGGTTGCTGCTCGGAGAGCCCGGCAGGCTCTGCCAAACTGGGTTGATATAGCCGCCGCCCGGAGCGTTCGGAAGCGGAGCGCTCGGCGCTGCTGGCGTAGCTCCGCCGCTGGGGGATGACTGAGCCGGAGATGCGGGACGCTGGGGCGGTGAAGACACAGGACGCTGAGGCGGTGGAGGCCCGTAGCTCTGCGGCGACTGGCCCGGGTCGCTCCCCGGCAGTGAGCCGAACTCGGTACCGGCACCGTTGAACGGATTCCCGTGGCCGAAGCCGACGCTGTTTCCGTAGCCAGGCAGCAGCATCGGGCGGTACACATCGCCGCGCTGACCCATCTCACTGTGGTTGAACGAACCGCGAATCGGGTTGCCCCCGCCGGCAGTGCTAGGCGCACCGCCGAGTGTCTGCGAAAGGAGCGCCCGCAGCTTCTGCCGCTGCAACACGTTCTGCGCGGCGTTCTGCGCCAACTGCTGAACCTGGTTTACGCGATTAGCAGGCCCTTGCACGTTAAACGGGTGGAACACAAGGGCCTCCTTGGCTCTGGTTACGGGATGAAGATTTTGGGCTTCTCGCCCGTGTACTTACGGAGTCCGAACGCGGCGTAGTCCGCGGCCACCTCGATGGCCTCGTCCGTCGCCTCGCGCTTCTCGCGCTGGAGGCGGTCGTTCGTCTCCTGAATCTGGCGCAGCACTTTGTCGCCGTGACGGCGCGTGTCGTGCCGCTCCAACGTGTCGCGGATCTCAACCGCATCCGGCAACTCCTTGCCGAAGCCGATCACCGGGAACATCCGGTCGGGGCCAAGCTGGACGAACGCGACCCAATCGCCTGTGTGTTCGTGACGCGCGAGGATCAGCCGCTCGTCGTAGTCGCTGACCGCTTTGGCTGCAGCGCGTAGGCGGAAGTCGACGTAGCCCTGGCCGGGAATGTAGAGCCGCTGCTCCTCGTTGGCGATACGGCCGAGGATTTCGGATGAGGACACATGCCTCCTGTGGACGGTGAAAAGAAAAAGGCCCGGTGCTTTAGGCGCACCGGGCGGAAGCCTTCTCCCGCGCGTGGTGCCTCAGATGGCAGTTCGCGCAGAGAACATCGCACTTCTCGATCTCGTCGAGGACTGCTTGCTCCCGACGTGTGCCGGGTCGGGCGATGTTGAACTTTTTGAGAGCAGGATCGCGGTGGTGAAAATGAAGAACGACCGGATCGTTCTCGCCACACTCGCTGCACCCGCGTTCGGCTTTCACCGAACGCTGCAACTCAATGTTGCGCCGGACAGCCCTTGCGTTTGACTGAAGAATCTGTGCCTTGCGGACACTGCTTCTTCCGTGCTTGTGATAGCGCGCACGTTCGCGTTCGTTTTTGCGCGCACGTTGTTCGTGAGTTACCGCGCCCTCCTAATCAGGGAGTCGCGGGGGCTGGAGGATTAGGCTCCAGCCCCCACATTTAGGTCGCTAGCGAGACGCTAGAAACCAGTCGAATCAGCCAAGCCACTCATTACAAGGTGAACGTTGCGCCGTGATACGCCCAGGTTGATGTACCGGGCCAGCGACGCCTGCCACGCATCCTGATCGGTGACCCAGCGGGTGCTGAGGCCGTCCTGATCGAGGAAGTGCCAGTCGCGGTTCGAGAAAATCTTGATGAACCGCTTGTCGAGCATCCGAATCGCACCGAACGGCGCGAGGCGGTCGCCCACCATGTCGTACCCACCGACGCTCAGGGCCGTGTAGCCGCCCTTGAGGTTCGTCGGCTCGGTGACGTAGCGCACCTGAGACTGCATCAGGTTGAACGTCTGCCGCTGGAGGCCGAGCGTGGTCTGCATGAGGCCGATCTGGCCCCCGTTGACCTTGACCTGGTTGATGTTCTTCTGGATGTTGTCCAGAGAAACAGCACCACCGGTCGTGTCGCGCAGGTTGTCCCAGTAGCTGTTGCCCGCGCCGCCCGAGTTGATCGTGCCGACCGTGAGGCCGGACGTAGCCGAGACGAGCTTGGACAGGCCGTTGTCGATCTCGTTGACGACACCCGTGCTGGACACGTTGCCGGCGACGAAGCCGAAGTGCGTGCCCGACGTGGTAGCCGCCGCGGAGGTGACGGTTCGACGGGGTAGCGACGTTCACGTCAGTCACGACGTTGGCTGCCGACACCGCCTGGCCGTTCGACGTGGTGCCGATGTCGAGCGACTGGTTGATGTAGCAGAAGCCCTTGCGGAGCGGCTCCGACGACGTGATGTTCAGCGTCGTGCTAGAGGCGTTGGTCGCAAACGCGACAACCGCGCCCGTACCGTCGCCGTAGACCTGGCGGGCCAGGTCGATGGTGAGGTCGTTGCGGAGGAAGTCGAGTTCGGCCTTGAACGCCTGGAGGAAAGCACCGCGCGGATCTGCGGACAGCTCGACACCCGGGCCGCTGATCTGTGCGCGGCCGTACAGGTACTTGAGCTGGTAGATCGCGTTCGCATAGCCCTGCGCCGACGCAATCGGCAGCGTGCCGTACTCAGCACGCGCACCAATCCCGCCCGAGCGGCGACTATGCACCGGGACGATTGCCCGACGCCCGACCAGTTCCTCATCTGAAGTGTTCAGAAGCTGGAAGACGAGCACCTCGTTGTTGAGCTGCTCGACGACCGGCGGGATGTAGAACTCCTTGAGGATCGGATCGAGGGTCGTGGCGATGGAAGGAAATGCCACTTGTTACTCCCGTGGGGGTAGCGGATTGCTAGGAACCCCGCGGCGGATCGAGGGGAGTGCTACGGCAGGAGCTTCACGGCGGCCATCGCAGCTTTGTGCGCTGCGTCAAGGTCGCCGCCAAACTCAGTCCCACGCGAGGCAGAAACAGCCGCGGGAAGCGGACTGAATGCCGTGTTGGCGGAGACTGCGCCCTTACCGTTCAGGATCTTGGTCACGCGGTTCGAGACGATTTCGTCATAGCGGTTCGCCGCGTCAATGAGGCTGCCGCCGTAGAAGGCGGACAGTTCATACGTCGCGTCGATGTCGCTCTGGTCCCAATCAGGATGGGCTTCCTTGACGACCGACTCCTGCCGGTTCATCTCGGCGACCAACGCAGCCTGCAACTGCTGCTGCTGGATGGCCGATTCGCGGGCCTGCTGGCTCTGCTCGAACTCTGCAAGCTTTGACTCAAGTGCCTGGATGCGCGCCTCGTCGGGATCAAGGGACAGGTCTTCCTGTCCCGCGCCCTGCTGCTCCGTGACGTATTGGGTTGCTGCCTCGGCCGCCTGGGCGGGAGTCAGTCCGTTTGCCTGGAGCGCGCTCGTCAGTTCCGCGTGGAACTGCACAAGCTGCTGGGGGTCCTGAAGTGCGCCGTACAACTCCGCCGACTGGCGCAGCCCTGCTACGTCGAGCCCAGTCTCCTGAGCAAGCTGACGATACGGGGCGGCTTCCTGCATCTTGCGGGTGTAGTCGCCTTGCATCGAGTCGTAGTAGGGCCGAAGCTCGGCCGGGAGAGTGTTGGGGTCCAGCTTCGTGAACGGGGTGTCTGCCTCGACGGCAGTTGTACCCGGCTCAACCTGCGTACCCTCGGGAGTGACCTCGGTCGGGGTTGTTCCTTCAGCGGGAAGCGCCCGCGCAGCTTCGAGGCCGCGCTGGTGCATCTCTTCGGCTGACGGTGCGTGCTCAGCCGGCGCTGCCGGAGTCCCCTCAGGGATCAAATCGGACAGTGATATCTCCTTGCTAAGAGGAAGACGGAGACGGGAGTGCCGTGAACTCGGCTTGTTCCACAATCTCAGCGTCAATGAGTTCTGCCTGGCGGACACGCCCCGACTCGATGGCTCCCTGAAGGAGGCCGCCGAGCAGTTCGCGTGCTTCGTCCGCGGTGGGCAGGTGGTGAACGTGATCTACGCGATGCTTGGACGTGACGCCCTCAACGCGCATGATCTTGTCGTCGAGCACACCGACTGTCGTGACGAGGGCTGCGCCCTTCATCTCACGCGCGTCGATCTGCCGTTCGATTTCGAGTACCGCTTTACTGCGAACACGCTTCGCGTCGTCCAGCCATTCGGCCGACGCAACCGCCATCACTTCGGGAGCGGGCGGGTTTTCAGCGAACTCCTCCTTCCACCGACGAACCGTGGTGGTGGAGAGGCCAGTCTCCCGCGCTACCCGCTTGACGTTTCCGTCGCTGGCGAGTAGCGCGGTGTAGACCGTGGCCTTCTGCTCGGGCGTGAAGCGCGATTTACCGGCCACTGGCCGGTTTCTGCTTCTTGCCGAGCTGCTCTGTCCGCTTCTGGACTAGCGCGATGTTGGCGGCCTCTTTGGTCTGCGCCAAGTCGTGCATGTCCTGCGTGTGCTGCATGTCCTGCTGATGCTTCTCAGCATCCTGCGACATGCCCTGTAGCTGTTCTGCCTCATCGACGTGAGTGTTGGCCGAGTCAATCTGACCCGTGCCCTTACTCCCGTCGCCCAGCCAGTCCCGAACCTCGGTGTCCAGAGGCGGCTGCGACAGATCCTGCGCATTGGCTTCGTACACGCCGCTGCGGAACAGGACCTTCGCCGCCGTGCTCGGGTCAACCGTGCCTGCGAGGTGCATCGTGGTACGCACCGCTTCAGGCTGCGGCTTGCTCGGCAGAGACAGGAAGAACTTGAGTGTTTCCGACCAATGGTCGATGTAGCGTTCTTGCGCGTCAGGTGGCAGCGACTCCCACTCCACGCTCTTCATGTAGAGCGCGTGGGTGTCGAGATGCACCTGGAAGTTCTCGAACGGCAGCGGCTGGAGTGCCGCGTTCTGGAGAAGCTGCTGCGGGTTGTCCTGCGGCGTCAGTGGCTGACCCGTCTCGGGGTTCATCCCCTGCTGGATCGCCTGCTGCGCCTGCTGGTACGAGTCGATGTTGATCGGGTCGCCCTTGGTGAGCTTCTCGTGCTCCCGGTACGCCTGCTCCTCGTCCGCAGCGAACTTCGCTGCCAGCCCCTTCAGGTCGGCAACATCGAGGTACTTCCACGCTGAGTCCGCCTGGATGACGCCCATGCCGATCAACTGCTCGATGCGTGCCTGACGGCCAGCGCGCGTGCGGGGCAGGCCGGAGCCTGCCTCCGCGTAGAACGAAAAGCCGCCGTCGATGTCCGACCCGAGGAACCGCTTTACCTTGGTTGCGCCGCCGGGGCCGATGATCTTCATGAGCCGCGGCTCGGTGTAGAACTTCTGCGCCAGGACGACGAGCAGGTGGCCCGCGTAAGCGAGGCCCTCTTCCATCAGTCCGATGACCGGCGAAATCTGGTCGACGGACGCTTCCTGGAGAAGGTCGATTGCGACGCCGGCTTCGACGTTCGGGGGCACATCGCCCCGCGTCACGGCCTGGAGGTTGAACAGCCTGTCCAACCGGGACTGGATGTCCTGAAGGTGCGTAAACACGTAAGGCGGGATGCTCGGCATGTCGCGCCACTGAGGGATCGCGCCACCGATAGGCATGAACTCGATGATCGCGCCCGGCTCGTCCGTGATCCGCTGCGCCAGCGAACCCTGCGGCGCAAGCAACTGCGGCTTGAGCGTCAGGTTCTTGTGCATCACGATCTGCGAAATCGTCCGGTTCAGTTCCTTCTGGAGCGGACGCGCGTGCGTAACAAGCGCCTCGTCGGTCGCAGACCCCGGAACGCGCGGTCCCGCGAACTGGACGAACGGCATGTCGTGCGTCGGGAACGGCCACGCGCCGTCGTAGAGGATCTTGGACGGGTCTTCGGTGAAGACCACGTACCGGCCTTTCGGCAGGGTCGCGGTCGGCGCGAAGTACCCGACGTAGACTTCGACGACATCCTTTTGCGAGCCGCCGCTGCCGTCGCTGACACCGAGCACCCCATCAGGGATCTGCCATGTGTCGAGCGTGGCGGTCGCCTTCATCTCGACGCCGTAGCGCATCTTCACGTCATCAGGCGTCATCGGGTGCTTGCACACGATGGCCTTCGAGTCGCTGAAGGTCTGCGCGGAGTCCAGCACGTACAGCGAGTCGGGCGGAATCACGTCAACGCGAACGTCGCCCATGTAGACCGTCTTCTCGAACTGCCGCGGATCCATGTTGTTCTGCGTGAGTTCGTCGCGGTAAATGTCCGCGAGGATCTGGTCGAGGATCGGCTGACCCTGCGGGTCAACCAGATAGGTCATGGACTTGCCGGCGAACGGGTCCCAGGTGATGCGCCAATACCCGGCGGATCCGATGATCGCCCAGAGCAGCGCTTCCTGGAGCTTCGTCTTCAGCTTGAGGTCCCGCCACCAGGACTCGTACAACTGCTCCGCCATCTCGGCGGCGCGGATGTCGCGCTCTGCACCAGAGTCCGGCGTGGCGCTGATGACTGGCTTGGTCTTGGTCATCATTGCCAGCAGGCCCTGTACGCCCGGAAGGATCTGGTTGGACGTGAGGCGCACGCGGTAACGCGGGCCGTCGCCCTGGTCGGGCTGCGGCACGGACTGAACGCGGCCAGTGAACCTGTTGAACCAAACAAATTGGTTCCCGCGGTAAAAGGCCATATTGAGCTTCCAATCCCGCTCTTGCTTAACGCGGGAGTTGCGAACCTGCTTCACCTTGTCAACCAGTGACGCGGCCGTCTTAAGCGTTGAGATGCGACTAAGGTCTGGAGCGGCGACGTTGCTGCCCGCGACTGAATCAGTCAGGCGGCCCTCCCTTAGTCGGCTAGGTATTCAATAACGCGCTGGAGTCCCTCCACGGAATCTCCAAAGATGCCGAGTGCCTTGTTGCACTTGGCGCACAGCAGTCCGCGGATGCGGCCCGTTTCGTGGTCGTGGTCGACCGACAGTCGGTTCGGGCCTGGGCGCGTCGCGCACAGCGCGCATACGCCGCCCTGCTTTTCCACGAGCGCCGCATAAGCCGCGCCTGTGATGCCGTAGCGCCGTTCGCGCACTCTGTCCGCTACGCACGGACGGCAACTCTGCTGAAGTCGATCACGAGTGCGCGGATGCGCGTGGAACGCTGCGCGAGGCTTTTCTTCCCCGCACAATTTGCAGATCTTGATGGTGTCCTCCTCAACAGGACAGGCCCTGGGGGTTGAGGCCCCAGGGCCATCTTGGAAACTAACCTAGGTCTGACGTGGTGTATCCCAACCCGTCCAAAATCTCGGGCAGGTGAACGGGGCTCAGTCCCTCTTTTTCGATGATGGCGCGGGCCTCTTCGGCTTCGCTGACCCAACCTGCGTCGTCCAGGACGGCCGCTTGCTTGTCGGGTAGTCCGCTCGGGTTGATCGCGGCGGGGAGACT